AGTCAAAGCGCTTCCGCGCCTCTTCTACCAGCGCATCACGCTGGAATGCCTTCTTGCGCGCCATCGTCAGCCCTTGAACGGCAGCAGCCGCCACGCTTGGCCGTCAATCACGACACGCCAGCCCAAGCCAGCAGGCGAACCGGCGAACCAATGCTCCGCACCGCCGACGCGCACGCAGGTATTGCCCGCCTGGTTGTCATAGATGAAATCTTGGGTGTCGTGCATCACATGCTCAGGTAGGACTCGCTCGACGCCTTGGGCATCGACAAAACCGGCTTCTTTTCGCCCCGCGTCAGTCCGGGGAACAACTCGGCCAAGGCCCATATCAGGGCGTCGGCCCGGTTTGGGCTTCCGCTGCCCGTGTAACCAAGCGTGCTGAACGCCGTCAATTCGTCTTCAAGCTCGGAGAAGACGCCAACATGGCGCACCTTCCCTTGCTCATACAGCGCGCTGAACGGCTCCGCTCGAACGTGCTTGCCACGGCTGGCCGTGACTTTCTTGAACGGCGTGCGCGGCCTGGCAACGTTGATCGTCTGCTGCACCATCGCGCCGCCATAGTTCGTCTCGCCAACGATGGCATTGGCTTCGTGCCGGTCAAAGGCGCTTGTGGCAACGCGGCCCCAAGTAGCCGGGCCAGCCTTTACCGTGCAGTCTTCAATCACGTAGGCATTGCCATCTGTGCCGAGGCCCGCAACCATGATGCCAATCGCATCGTTGTCTGCGTTGTCCTCTTCGTCAGCGCCGGACGGGTCAACCGCCACCACAACGCGCACCATGTCGGGGATCACGCCATCCAGCACACGCCATGTGTCGATCACTTCATCAGTGAACAACTGATTGGGCGTCGCGTCTCCAAACTCGCCCGACTCAAACCGTTTGCGCATCCTGGCCGACATGCCCGCCAGCGTGGCAAGGTAATCGGCGCTCAGGTTCTCGGTGTTGTCTCGCGGGTTGATCTGGAACCAGGCGTAACGCTCAGGGTCGCGCAGCGGCTCTTTGCTGTCCGGGTCTTTCTTGTCGTGGAACAGTACGTAGGTCCAATGCGCCTTGCTGGGCGGGTTGCAGTCGTAGTACATCCGGGGCCGCAACTCTGTCGGCTCCCGGCCGTCTATGTCCTGCATGGCCTTCTGCGCCAAGCGGGTGACGGCAGCGTTTCGGCTGCTCAGCGGAATCTGTGACGCCTCGTTTAGGTAGATCGTCACGAACTCCATGCCGAGAATCTTCTCGGTGCGCTCCTTGTCGTCCAGACCGCCAAACCAGACCTGCGAGCCGTTGTCAAACTCCGCGAACCAGTCTGTCTTGCTTAGAGTGAACGTGACGCCGGGAAACGCGACCTCCATCACCTTGGGGAAAGTGTCCAACACTATGGACGACTTCACCGCATTGAACCGGAAGCGAAAGATCGCGTGCCGACTCTTTGGCGCCTTCAGTGCCCGCATGACCACATTGCGGACCAGCAAGAAGGTTTTGCCGCTGCGGCTTCCGCCGTACAGCATTAGGTGCGTGGCATCGCCTGCCAGCACAACCTGTGCGGCTTGCTGCTTTGCCGTTAGCTTCAAATCTGCTCGTCAAGCGGGCTTGCAGCAACCCTTACCGGCCCGCCGCCTGCGCCCGTCAACTCAATGGCGCTTAGGTCGGGCAGGCTCTTGCGCAGAAGGATTTCGATTGCCTTCATGCGCGATGGGCTCAAGTCTTCCCCTTCCCCAAGTGCTTGTTTTGTAAGCACATTGAGCAATTGACTCACTTGAATTTTCGACCGCACATCATCTTGATGCAGTCGGCCCATTGGTCTTCCGGCCATCGTCGCCTCTCGGCTTACATGGGGAAGCGCCCCAAGTCGCAGCGCGCAATGCAAAAGCCACCTCATCGGGTGGCTTCGCTTGCGCTAAATGTTGCGCTGCGCAAATTGCGGAGGCAACTTCTCAGGGCGGGAAGTTACACCAGTTTTGACAGCATGTCAAGCGCATCGGCAACAATTTGTGCGCGCTCGTCTTTGTCGGTCGGTAGCCGTGGGCTTATCCACACGCTTGCTCCTGTTACGCGGTTGCGCGCAGCGATGTAAAGCGCCGTCCGATACGGCTCTTCCATGCCGTCAACCGCCCTACCAACGCTCAAGGCCAGCGAGCCGCGCTCGTCTGTCTCTGCGGCCCCGTTTCCGTCGTCATACTGTCTGCTTGCCCTGTAACCCGCCGTTGTTGGGCACTCCACCGGGTAGCCCTGCACCGGCAGTTGCTGGCGTTCATAGCGCCACCAAAGGGCCAAAAGGTCTAGCAGGTTGCTGTAAGCCGGGACTGCGTGGAAGTCGATTGGTTCGCGCTTCATCACCACACCTCCCGGAACCATCCGGCCACGCGATTTAGTGGGTTTTGCTGAGGCTTCAAGTCACGAACCGTGGCCGCCTCACGAATCGGATGATACAACCGGGCGCCTGTTTCCTTGTTCGTCATTGACCACTGCGCCAAAACCCATTTGTCGCCGCGCTTGAATACGTGTGGCTTCATCCCAGCATCCTCGCTAGCGCCAATGCGCTGTCAACGTCACGAATCGTCGCCACAGTCCCGCCGCGCCAATCGCTCATGAATGCCTCCTGAAGCGGGGTGTATGACCCCCTGGCCGTCTTGACCTCGACCAGCACCGTCTGCTTTGACTTGCCCACAAGCAGGTCAACAGGGAGCCCGACCACCCACACGCTGCACCCGGCAGCACGCAGGGCCGACACGATGGCGGCTTGGTTTGCGTCAGTTCTCGCGGCTCGCCTCATCGCCACTCCCACTGCATCGGCTTTGATCCCCTAGCACCCGCGTCCTTCACGCCCACCGGACTACAGTGCCCCTCGGCCTGCAAAGCCGCCATGAAGCGCCGCAGTGATCGCGGGTCATAGTCCACCAGCGCAGACAGGTCATCCACGGTCTGCGGGCCTTGGCGCAGCAGCGTGACCATCTGCGCCAACTTTTGGTGCGTCGTCATGCGGCCAACTGCCAAACGCTGTTTGGACCCACCTTCCCAAGCGGGATTGCATCCGCAGCCCGCACGATCACGCGCACGGCTGGCTTATCGGCCCATTCGTCCGCCTCTTGCTCTTTTTGCAGCCGCTCCCACCCGCTCAACTTTCGCGGCTTGCGCGCAGCTCTGGCCCGTTGGTCAGCAAAGGCATCGTATATGCCCGGAGGCCCCCAGCGGCAAGCCTGGCCGCCATCATGGGTGCGCTCAACCACGCCAGCAGCGCGCAGACGCATCAGGTGCTTACGTATGGCAGTGTTGCTCAAGCACAGGCGGCTTTCGATTTCCGACATTGCGATACCGGCCATCCCGCTTGCCAGCACCACCTCGCGCACCATCGCGCTGTTTCTTGAGCCCTCTTGCTCAGCTCGGCGGCGGTTGGCCTCAGCCACAGCGCTGCGGGCTCTTGCGTCTGCTTTTTTCATGCGGTTCCTGTTGCTTTGTGCTGCGGTGTGCGTGCGGACTTTTTAGAGTCTGTGTATCAACTAGTTGGGCGTCTTCAGGTTCGCCTGCGCCTCAAGGTCGCGGCGCTTCCCGCAGTCGGCGTGAAACGGCCCTTCAGCACGGTACTGTCGGGCCTGCTCAACCCACACGCGCACCATCACGGAAGTTGCCTGCTCGTCTAGTTCAATCGGCAAACCGCAGCCACGGCAAGCCACCGTAAGCCCAGCAAGTTCTGAAAAGTCCATCGCGTTCATCCTTTCGTGCCTTCGTTCACCAGCCGCCCAACCCCTCGCTCAAGCCGAGTCGCCTACGGCGCCCGGCTTAGCTCGAACGTTGGGCGTTCAACACTCGCAGCAGCGCAGCGCGGTATTGGCCCATAGTCTGGAACGTCGCAGCAGCGCTGTCGTTATCAATCAGCACCCGCAAATGCAGCAGCCGCGAGCGCAAGTCGTTGACAAGCTCCAGCACTTCTGCTGGGTGCATTGGCCTGTAGTCGCAGTCGTCTCCTTTGTCGTGGTGGTCGCGGCACACCAGCAGTGAAGAATCTGTCGCCTCAAAATTCCATCTTGCGCAATCCATCTTTCTCTCCATTGATTAAGCCACACGCCTAACACCGCCAATCAAGCGGACCCGTCACGGAGTACCGTGCCGTGCCGCTTATCGGCAACGTTAGGCCCTTGCGTCGTGCGTGACAGGCGCATCGGCCCACGGACCGGTGCGCAGGCACTCCACATGCCCAAACCCCGCGCTGGACCATCCGCGTCGAATCTGGCCCTGCTTGCGGTACTGCTGCATGTAGTGGCATGGGCACTGTTTCCCGCATCGCTCGCACGCACCGTAAGTGGCTGGCCCTAGTCCGCTGCTTTTTATGCGGTACTCCATCAACGGGCCTAACCCCTCGCCCAAGCTGGAGCCAACGGCGTCAGCAGCGGTGGGTGTAGTGTCTTTCTTCATGCCGTTGGCTCCAGCTTTCCTCGAACGTTAGGCGTCGGGGCCACCGGCAGTGGCATCCACATCGTGGGTTGGTAGTCCTCGTCCACCTCGTTGTCGTGGCACCGCCAGGCCCCGACACCACCGCTCGTCTCTGCGTAGTAGTGGCTGCCGTAGGTGTTACCCCACATCCAGCCTTCGCCCAGGTCTGAGCGGGCCCCGACCCAGATGCCACGATCAGGCGCGTACAGCCACACCGGCACGTCCATAGCTGGCAGCGCCGCGACAACAGGCATCCAGAACGGAAGCGGCTGCGCGACGACGCCTAACCCCTCGCTCAACACGGACCCATCGTGGCCGGCTACATCGTCGCGCATCGTCTACTCCTGTGCGGCCCCGCTGGGCCGGTTAGCTCGAACGTTAGGCCCTAGGCTCATGGTGTGCCAGCCTGTTCTTCACGCGCTGCTCTGCCTCGCGCATCCAACCGTCTAGGCCCTTGTCGTCGGCGCCTTCGGCCAGTGCGTCCTGCAACGTCATCCACACGGCAATGCTGCAAGCGTGGCGCTCGGTCTTCACCGCCTCCAGCAGGTCGGCTTTGGTGCACGTCCGCTGGTGCTTGCGTGCAACGGCAGCGCGCTCGTGTTCCGTCACCGGCTGGTCCATGTAGGCGTCGGCGTAGTCCACCAGCGCCTGGCGCAGCAGGTCGCGTGCCTCGCGGCCTTCGGCGCAGCGGGCCACTTCGGGCGCGCGGTTCAGCAACGCCACGGCTTGGCACACGGCCACATGCAGCGCTTCGGCTACAGGCCTAACCATTCGCTCAACCGGACCTTGGCCGGCAATGTCTGTAGTCACTCGTTGCT